AAAAAATCCTAGTTTCCATATACTAGGTCTTATGGTCGTCAGAACAGGTGTTCAGAGGAGTCTTATAAACTCTTTGCCCCAGATTAGGGCCTTTGGCAGGGATCGTTACCCTGGGCGACTATTACTAAATACAACGAGAGAGTTTATTACTCTCTTTTTTAATATAATATTGTAAAATTTTTTATGAAAATTGGTTTTAATTGTAGTTCATTTGATTTGTTTCACGCTGGGCACGTTACTATGCTCAAAATGGAAAAAGAATTATGCGACTATTTAAAAGTTGCACTTCAAGTTGATCCAACCGTAGATCGTCCTGGTATTAAAAATAAACCAGTACAATCTGCTTACGAACGTTATGTTCAACTTCAAGGATGCAAGTATGTTGATGAAATCCTTGTTTATGAAACAGAAGAAGATCTTCTTAATTTAATTCAATCTCAAACAATTCATATAAGATTTTTGAGTGAAGAATATAAAGATAGAGATTTTACTGCAAAGCAATACTGTATTGATAATGGAATAGAATTGTTTTTTCATTTGAGGAGACATAAATATTCTTCAACTGAAATTAGAAATAGAGTTCATTATCTTGAAGAACAAAAAAGAATAAAAAAATCAGAAGAAAATGTAATAGAACAATATTCCCCAGAAATTTTAGAAAAATATTCTATTAAAGATAATTAACTATGACAATTTTAGTGACTGGTGGGTGTGGATTTATTGGCAGTAATTTTATTCACCATTTAAAAAAGAGAACAAGTGAAAAAATCATTTGTATTGATAAAATGACTTATGCTGCTGATTATGGAAATATTTCAAATTTAGATATTGAATTATATCCACTTGATATTAATAATTCGGATTATGTATTTAAAGAAAATAAAATTAAAACTGTCTATCATTTTGCTGCGGAAAGTCACGTAGATAATTCAATTAAAAGTTGCTCCGAATTTATCAATACTAATATTAATGGAACAGTCAATCTTTTGAATCTTTCTATGAAATATAATGTTGAGAAGTTCATTCATATTTCTACGGATGAAGTTTACGGTTCAATTGAACACGGTAAATTTACGGAAACAACAACATATAATCCAAGAAATCCATATTCAGCATCAAAGGCTGCAAGTGATCATTTTGTGATGGCTTTTCATAATACTTACGGTCTTCCTGCTATCATTACAAATTGTTCAAATAACTATGGACCAAGACAGCACGAAGAAAAATTAATTCCAAAGACAATTAAAAATTTAATGATGGGGAATAAAGTTCCTATCTATGGTGATGGGCAACAAATTCGTGATTGGTTATATGTTCAAGACCATTGTGAGGCAATTTTAGTTGTGGCAAAAAAAGGAAAGTTTGGTGAAAAGTATAATATTGGTGGAGAATGTGAAGTCAAAAATCTTGATTTGATAAAAAATATTCTTAATATTATGAAAAAAGAAGAAGATATGATAGAATATGTGAAGGACCGTCCGGGGCACGACCGTAGATATTCAACTGATATTACTAAAATACAAACTGAACTTGGTTGGTCTCCTAGATTTAATTTAGAACAAGGATTGGAAAAAACTATTGAATGGTATAAAAGTCATTTACAATAAAGGCATTTTAAACTAGAATACATAGTAAAGACATTAATGATTGGTTTATGAGTCAATATAAAAAAACTGCACTTGTTCTCGGTGCAGGTGGCTTTATTGGAAGTCATATGGTAAAACGATTGAGGTCCGAAGGATATTGGGTTACCGGAGTAGATATTAAATATCCAGAATATTCTAAAAGTGAAGCAAATGAATTTATTATTGGAAATTTGACAGATCAAATTTTTACTAGTAAAGTAGTAATGTTTAAAGGATATCAACAAAATTTTCACAATTTTGTTCCTTCAAAATACATATCAACATTTGATGAAATCTATCAGTTTGCTGCCGATATGGGAGGTGCTGGGTATATCTTTACTGGAGAGCACGATGCTGATGTGATGAATAATTCTTGTTCTATCAATTTGAATATTCTTCGTTCAGTTAAAAATTTAAATGATACTTTTGGGTTGAATAAAACAAAAATCTTTTATTCATCATCAGCGTGTATGTATCCAGAGCACAATCAATTAGATCCCAACAATCCAAACTGTCGTGAAGAATCCGCTTATCCTGCTAGTCCAGACTCTGAATATGGATGGGAAAAACTTTTTTCAGAACGTCTTTACTTTGCGTACAATAGGAATTATAATATACCTGTGCGTGTATGTCGCTATCATAACATCTTTGGCCCCGAAGGGACCTGGAAAGGTGGAAAAGAAAAGTCCCCAGCAGCAATTTGTCGCAAAGTAGCAGAAATTCCCGATCTTGGTGGGTCTATTGAAGTTTGGGGTGATGGGCGGCAAACTCGTAGTTTTCTTTATATTGATGAATGTATTGAAGCAACACGAAGATTGATGGAATCTGATTTTATGGGACCAGTTAATATTGGTTCCGAAGAAATGGTAACAATCAATCAACTTGTAGATATTACTGCTAAAGTTTCTGGCAAAGCAGTACAGAAAAGATATAAATTGGATGCTCCCCTTGGCGTCCGTGGTCGTAATTCTAATAATGACTTAATTCGTAAAGAACTCGGTTGGGATTATAGTATGACTTTAGAAGAGGGTATTACAAAAACTTACAAATGGATTGAGGAACAATTAAATGGTTGAAAATTTTTCTTGGATTGAAAATAGAAAAAGTAATTTTAGAGAATATGTTCGCTCTTTAGAGGATACTAATATAAGTGAAATTTTGGGAGCAATTCCTTCTGGTTGGAATCTACCTCCAAAAAGTCATAATGAGTTTGTTATTTGGTTGATGAATAGAATACAACCAAATCTGACTGTAGAACTTGGTGTAGATTATGGGTATTCTTCATTTTTGCTTGCATTAAATACTAAAAATAAAGTAATTGGTATTGATTGTTTTGAAGCAGAAAAACATGCAATAAGAGAATCTGATGATTATCAATTTGTTTTGGATGTCAAAGAAAAATTAAAACTTGATAATTTGGAAATTATTAAATCATACTTTAATGATGTAGCAAAAACTTGGGACCAAAAAATTGATTTGCTTCATATTGATGGTCTTCATGACTATGATAATTGTAAGAATGATTGCGACACTTGGGCACCATTTTTGCAAGAAAATGGGGTAATTATATTTCATGATACTATATCTGCTCCAGATGGAGTTGGGCGTTTCTTTTCGCAACTTGAAGTTCCAAAAGTGAATTTTGAAAATTCTTATGGATTGGGAGTTGCTTCAAATAATAAAGAATTAATTGAAGAAATTAAACAAGTTTTTAATTTATGATGTTTGTGTGTGAAATGTGAACAATTATAAAAAATTAGAAATATTTGATTTTTTAAAAAATGAAAAAAATAACTATTCTTGGATCTAGTGGACAGATCGGCGCTTATCTTACAGATCATCTACGTGAGAAAGGTCATATAGTTGAAGAGTTTGATATAGTCAATGGACCTTCGCAAGATATGACTGTGATACCTAACCAATATCTTGAAATAAAAATTAGAGATTCTGATTTTGTATTCTTTCTTGCATTTGATGTTGGTGGTTCTCGTTACCTCAAAAAGTATCAACATACCTTTGATTTTATTGATAATAATACCAGATTGATGGCAAATGCTTTTGGTTTATTGGAAAAACATAAAAAGCCATTTGTATTTGCTTCTTCTCAAATGAGTAATATGACTTATTCTCCATATGGTGTTCTTAAAAATGTTGGAGAACTTTATACCAAATCTCTAGAAGGTTTAATTGTAAAATTCTGGAATGTTTATGGTATTGAAAAAGATCACGAAAAAGCACACGCAATTACTGACTTTATTCGTAAGGGATTTGAAACTGGCGTAATTGATATGCTCACAGATGGACAAGAAGAACGTGATTTTCTTTATGCCGAAGATTGCTGTGAAGCACTAGAAACTATAATGAATAATTATAAAGAATTTCGTTCTGATGATGATCTACACGTTACAAGTTTTAGATACACAAAGATTATTGATATTGCTGAAATAATTAAAGGTCAATTTAATTTGATTGGTAAGTATGATGTTAAAATTGTACCATCTAAAGAAACAGATAATATACAATTGAATAAAAAAAATCAAGCAAATACATTCATCACAAAATGGTGGTTGCCTAAAACAACAATAGATCAAGGAATTTTAAAAGTTTTTAAAGATATGGAGAAAAATTATGTTAGCGTGTAATCAACTTGGCAATAATGGAAGACTTGGGAATCAAATGTTCCAATATGCTGCATTAAAAGGTATCGCACATCGTAGAGGATTTGATTATTGTATTCCCCCATTTGACCAACAAGGAATTGATAATTATGGACTTGGTGATGCTTTTGATATTAAATCTTTTACTGGTGTAGCAAATCTTCCATCAGTTGGAGAACCTCACTTTCATTATAGTGAAGAATTTCATAATACTTGCCCAGATGATGTGACTCTTGTTGGATATTTTCAAACTGAAAAATATTTCAAAGAGATTGAAGATCAAATTCGCAAAGATTTTATTTTTAGAGATGAATGGATGGAACCTTGTAAAGGGTTTCTGCAAGAGTTTGGGGGGCAAGAGATTGCTTTCCTTCACGTTCGCCGTGGGGATCCAAATCTAGTAGATCGTAGGGGATTTAAATGGGCATACGTGAATTGCTCCGATCAACACCCAGTTCAACCTTTGGAATACTACGAAGAGGCAATAAAACGGTTGCCAGAAGATATGCCAATATTGGTATTTTCGGATTCAATTGAATGGTGTAAAGAGCAAGAATTCTTTCAACCGGATAGATTTTTATTTTCAGAACCAGAAGACAAATATTCAGATGGTGCTTTGGTTCCTTATGTGGATTTGTGCTTGATGTCTTTGTGCGATCATGCTATAATTGCTAATAGTAGTATGAGTTGGTGGGGTGCTTGGTTGATGAAAAATCCAAACAAGAAAGTAATCGCACCAAAAATGTGGTTTGGGACAGCGTATTCTCAACATAACATAAAAGATATTTACTGTGATGATTGGGAGATTATTTGATGATTTATATTTCTGGATCTAATGGATTGATTGGAACAGAACTGACAAAAAATATTCAAAACTATATTCCAATCTCCTACAGAAATCAATATCCAGAAATAAATTTCTTACCAAATTCTACATTAATTCATTTATCATCATCAACTACTCCAAGAAATAGTTTTGATGAATTGGAATCATCATTTAATAGTGATGTTTTGATTCCTTTTGAATTGTTTCAAAATTATTTAAAAGTAAATCCAAATGGAAGAATTATTTTTCTTTCTACTGCTGGGGATTTGCATAGTTCTAAATTTGATATTTGTTCTAATGAAGAATCGCAACCTATCCCAAAGTCAATTTATGGAACACACAAATTACTTTTAGAACATTATACAAAGTTGCTTCATAGTCAATATGATTTTACGAGTATAGTTTTGAGAACTACAAATGTTTATGGTGGAAAGATTGACTCAAAAAGAGTGAATGGATTGATTGATAAGTTGATTTGTAATAATGGTGAAATCGTAATGACATCAAATATCAAAACAACTGTCAATTTTATTCATATTAGTGATTTGATTAATTTAATTTTACAATCATTAGATGTTAGTCTTAAAGGATTTAATTTATTTTTGGTTGGTAGTGAAAAGTCCATCTCTATTCAAGATTTGATAGAAAAAATATCCACATATATTTCTCCAAATATTGTATTTAAAAATGAGAATTCAAATCCTTCATACATAAACATAGACACCTCAAAGGTGCAAAAATATTTCAATTGGAAATGTAATTATTCAATTGATAGTGGTATAATTAAACAAGTACGATCTTTGAATTCTTTATGAAAATTGCTATTTCATTTTTTGGAACAGGAAGTTATTTAAATTTCCTTCCAAATTGGTATACGTCCATTCACGATAATTTTCTTCCCGGTGTAGAAAAAAAGTTTATTGTATTTACAGATGGAGAGGGTGATTTTCCAGAAGACATCACTAAAATAGAAATAGAACATTTTGGGTGGCCTGATGTTTTCTACAAAACATTTGAAACAATTTTGAAGGCAAAGGAAATTATTTCTGAATGTGATTGGTTTATTTCTATTGACGCAGATATGATTGTTAATGGTAAAGTATCTATTGAAGAGTTTATTGATGAAACCAAAGATTATATTGGAGTTCATCATCCTTGTGCTTATTTGAAACTTCCGCCACACGACAAATATCCAGGATCGTTTGATGTAAATCCATTATCAAATGCCTGCATCACCGAAGATATGGATACTTCTGTTTATTATCAAGGATGTTTGTGGGGTGGAAAGGTTCCTGAAATTCTTGAAATGATGAAACTTTTAGATGAATGGACAAAGAAAGATATTGAAAAGAATTCTACTCCCGTTTGGTATGAAGAATCTTATTTTAATAAATTTTTTATTGCAAACAAAGGAAGAGTACATACACTTCCTCCGTCATTTGCTTATCCAGAAGACTTTAAACAATATTGCGATTTTGAAGAAAAAATCACACACGTATCCAAAAATAATCAACAATATCATAATCAATGACTATGACCAAAAATTTATCACTTTATTATCATATCTGGAGTCCTGGTGGAACAGATCTTTGGAAATTGATGGTAGATGAACAACTCAAAAGAATTTATCGCAATGGACTTACGGAAAGTGCTTCTATCTATTGTGCTATCAATGGACCACAAGCAAACCGAATTGCAGAATATGTTTCCATCTATGATTGGTTGAATGTTCTTGATGTTTCAATTGATGAAAGTGAATATGAAGGATTCACTTTAAAGAGAGCATACGAAGAGGCACATTTCAATCCAGATTTAAAGGCAGTTGCTTATCTTCACACAAAAGGCATTAGTCATATGTGTGGAGTTCGGGATCACTACTCTGATCGTAAATTTAGAGCAGTGAATAGTTGGAGACATCAAATGGAATGGGGCATTCTTGATCGGTGGAGAGAAGCAGTAGAAAAACTTGACGAACATCAAGTTTCTGGTGTAAACTATTGTTTAGATCCTTGGCCTCATATGAGTGGAAACTTTTGGTGGGCACGAGCAGATTATCTTAAAACTTTAATTCATCCCACTAGAGATAGATTTCCAAATGACAATAGAGATTTTGGACCAATTCAAAGAATGAATTTTGAAAAATGGATTGGACTGAATAACCCAAAATCTTTCAGTTTTTATGATGCTCCATTTAGTTATGATTTTAAAGGAATGACACCAGACGTACAACCAACTCCACCTGGAGAACCACATTGGTTCTGGTTATACAGAGACGACATTGAACCCTATTATAGAAAGGAAGGTAAATGATATGACTTTTGGATGCTTTCATACAGTGTATGAAAATAAAAGAGCAACAGAGTTTATTTTGCAAGAGTTTAGGAAATTTTATCCAGATGCTCCTTATACTCTAATTTGTGATGGTGGAGTAGATTACTCCGATCTAGCAAAAAAATATAACTGCAAATACGTTCATTCTTATATGCGTATTGGTAGAAGGAATTGGGGAGATCCTTCTGGGATTTATGGATTTACAAAAGATGAAAGTCTTCATTGGATTCATCATTTTCGTGAAGCAGCACTTCATGTTAGAGAGAATGGCGGAACTCATATGATTATGATGGAAGATGATGTCCTCACACAGGGGAAAGTTAAAATTGATCCTTCTTGGGAATGTGCTGGATTTGATGTTCCTGGAAATAAAATTGAAACAGGACTTTTGGATTACATCTCGCTCAAATATGGAGCAAAACCAAATGTAGATTGGTATGGTGCTGGGGGCGGAAGCATCTATAATATTGACACCTTTCTGGACAATTATCATAAAATTTATGATTTTATTGATTTTGAATTTGATTATATTTTAGAAAATCTAGATCATAGATTTGGATGGTTGGATCTTTATATGCAAATTGCTTATTTTATTTGCGGTAAAGATTATACGATTAATACTAATTTGACTGAAACTTGGAAAACACCAGATTTTAGAAATTCAAATTACTCACTTGTTCACGCATATAAAGAACTTTATTGATATGAATGTTGCTCTGATTGGTCCTGGCATTATGCCCATTCCTCCTGATGGATGGGGCGCAGTTGAAAGTTTAATTTGGGATTATGCTCTTGAGCTTGATAAGTTGGGACATACTGGTACGATTATTAATACTCCAAACTGGAATGAGATTTTAAATTACTTAAAGCAAGATAAGTATGATTTTGCTCATCTTCATTACGATGTCTTTCACGAGATATTAGATCTCATTCCAGACATTCCTAAAATTGCTTTAAGTAGTCATTATCCATATATTGATCAATCTTATATGCATCGTAGAGATGGATATGATAAAACTTTTGATTTTATTATCAAAAACAAAAAGTATTATATCTTCTGTATCTCCAAAAAAGATTATCAAACTTTCAAAAATGCCGGTGCCGATGAAAGCAAATTGCTTCTTTCTGAAAATGGTGCAAATCACGAGACCTTTACTTATTCCAAAGAACCAACAAAAGCAAATCGCTCATTATACCTAGGGCAGATTTATCATCGCAAAAAGCAGTGGTTGTATCAATCTATTAATTGTATTGATTTTGTTGGAAAGGATAGCAAATCTACTCCATTTGATACCTCAATCAATTATCTTGGAGAATGGACAGATGAATATAAAAAAGAACATTTGACCGATTATGGGAATCTTGTACTTCTTTCTGATGGAGAAAATGGAACACCACTAGTTGTAAAAGAAGCACTGATTAATGGTCTTGGTGTTGTGATTTCCAAATATGCAGCACACGATGTAGATACTTCTCTTCCTTTTATTACTTTAATTGATGACGATAAACTAGAAGATATTGACTATGTAAAGAATAAAATTGAAGAAAATCGTCAAGCATCTTTACCTATTCGTGATGAAATTCGTGATTATGCTATGGAAAATTTCTCTTGGGAAAAACTTGTCAAACTTTATATTCAAAATATTGAAAAGATGGAGACCATTCAATGAAAATTTGCATCATTGGTCCTGGGTTTTCTCAAATTCCACCAGTTGGTTGGGGTGCTGTTGAAATTGTAATTTGGGATACAGCAAATACGTTGAAAGAATTAGGACATCAAGTAGATATTATTAATACTACTGATCCTCAACAAATTCTTTCAACGATTAATCAAATTAATCCTGATTTTGTCCATGTTCATTATGATGATTATGTCTTCTTATATCCATATATTCAATTTCCAAAAGCAATTACAACGCATTATGGATATCTAGAAAGACCAGAAATGTATGGTGCTTATTCACATAAAGCAAATGGATTTGCAAATATCAAACCAAATATTTTTGCTTTGTCTGATGGCATTAAAAGCATCTATCAAAATCAAATGAGAATTGCAGAACAGAACTTATATACTGTCCCAAATGGTGTGATTAATGACAATTTTAGATTTACTAATGTGCCAGAATTTCCAAATAGATCAATTTATCTAGCAAAGGTAGATTACCGAAAGAGACAGTGTTTATTTCAATCAATACCTTCAATTTATTATGCTGGCAATATTGTAGATGAAAGATTTGATAGAAATAAAAATTATCTTGGGGAATGGTCAAAGGAATATTTGTATAATAATTTAACTGATTATGCGAATCTTATTTTGCTCTCTGATGGTGAAGCACATCCACTTGTTTGTATGGAAGCACTCTCTGCTGGATTGGGTCTTGTGATTTCTGAATGGGCAACTGCTAATTTGGATTTAAATAAAGATTTCATTACTGTTATTCCCGAAAGTAAAATTATAGATTTGGAATATGTGTCTTTAAAAATTGAAGAAAATAGAACAATATCTTTACAAAAAAGAAATGAAATAGTAGAATATTCAAAAGAATTTGCTTGGAAAAAACAAATTAAAAACTATTATATTCCTGCCGTAAAACAAGTTATACAAAAATCTAATGGATAAAAACAAATCTACCTACAAACTTCAAGGAATTGGTCCAATTTATTACATTAATCTTGATGGGCAACCAGAAAGAAAACAATATGTAGAAGATCAATTTGAGTATTGGGAAATTGAAAATTATACTAGAATTTCTGCTTATGATGGTCGTAATGATGATTTAAGTGATGTTATATCCGGGCGTTATCCGGATAATATGACTTCTGGTGAGATTGGGTGTGTTACCTCCCACCTTAAAGCAATCAGGC